CTTCTCGACCGCCTGGGTGTGCGTAAGGTTTTCAACCTAAAAGACCTAGAAAAAATGACTTCCCAGCAAATTGCAGACACCCTCCGTAAAAAAGGAATGGGCGAAAAGGCTGCACAGTTCTTAAAAGGTATGGGCGTCGAGGCTGCCACAGAGACAGGCCAGGAAGGCCTCAATATGGCTGCAACGGCAACTCAAGGCGGTGAGTACACAGGCGAGGAAGTACAGCAGCGGCTAACTGATGCAGGCATCACAGGCGGCCTAATGGCTGGTACTATCAAAACAGGCACCGGCACTTTAGGTGCAGCAACGAATTTGATTAGCGGTGGAAACCGCAACCAGGCCCCTGCAGACCAGGAGGCCGTAGGCTCCTTAGCCAAACGAATAGCTGAAATTGCAGAAGCAAACGGGTATGACCTTAAGGACATTGACAAAATGTCTACAAATGGAGCTCGTGAGAGTGTTGACAAGGCGCACATTCAGTACACAGAGGAGCTTAAGCAGTTATTTAAAGATTTAAAATCTAGGGTAGCCGTCACAGACCAGGACAGTCTCGACGAGGTTTCCCAAAAAGTCCTTGCAGCAGCAGCCTACCGCGAAGGGCGCAACAAGACCAAAAGTACTGTCGGTGTGCAAGAAATGTCAGCACTTGAATCTCTTGCAGGAGACACCAGAGAAGGCCAAGAGGCTTTATCTGTTCTGCGGCAGCTCAATCAGTTAACGAAGCTCCACAATGATGGATATCAAGGTGGCGTGTCAGCAATTACAGACCAATTTGGACCTCTTGGCGGTAAAATAGGATATGACAAGGGCGCCGTAGCGACGGAGAGGTTACTACGCCCCGTAATCTCAGGCAGTGCCGCTATCTCGACTGGAGGCACCTCATTAATTGGACAGTTAGCTTTACAAGGCACTGGCCGAATGATTGATAAAGTTACAGGTCGTCGTTCTGTTGTCGATAGATTTGTAAAACAGAACCAAGGCCAGTCAGGAATCCCTGGTAGCACAAGTCCAAGTCTGCGTGAAGAAAGTATTGCGGCAGAGCAAGCGGCAGCTCAAGAAGCAGAAGCCCTCCAGCAACAGCAGGAAGCTCAGGCTCAAAACGATGCAGACCTTGACGAACGTATATACAACCAGGGCGGTATGCCTGCTGGAACGGGGCCTGAAGGCACACTGTCATCAGTACTAGGTTTGGACACCGAGCAGTTAATGAATCTGCTTAATCAGGTTATTGAGACAGAGCCAAATCCTGAACTGGTTGACGCAGCTATAGCAGCGCAACAGTCAATAGTCCGTGGCGGTACAGTCCCTGACCTGACTCGTCTAATACGGATACTCAAGCCTAGAGTAAACCCTGACCCACAGTTTTGGATAGAGCGTGAGCGTGGGGCTGCACAACAAGGCGCCCAGGTTAATTTTAGCCGCCAGGAACAAAACTACCAGCGCGGCATCGAGAATAACCAGGCGTTTAACCAGGAGCTGCAGAATGCAGTCGATGACGACGGTTCCATACCTCCGTTAAACAAGGCACATCTAAAGGCTGCCCTGGCAGACCTAGCAAGAGACCTGGGCGCCCAGCCTCTCGACATGGTTAACTCGATTATCGAGAGAGCCACCGAGAAAGGTGTAACCCAGGAACAGATGCAGTCTTACCTGGCACCCTACCTGGAGCGAGTACAGCAGCAGCAGGACGCTAAGAATAGCCGTGACCAGGCAGCAGCTGAGGTCGAAGCAGACCCAATCAATGAATCGCGTGTGGTGCCCGTCCCATTTAACAATGCAGGCATGCAGGGCGCGTTTGGCGTAGACCAGCCCACACCTGGCGGCAACTTTATCGACCTGGACACTAAAGCAGACCTCACTGGTAAAACCTACGCAGGCGGCACTATCAAAATTATTGATGGTAAGCCACTGCTTGAGACTAGTGACACCTCTGCAGCTCCAGCTACAAAAGAAAGCGGTAACAAAGTTAAGGTTAACCTGTTTAAGAAGAAAGCAGGATGGTCCTGGGTAGACTACGATGGACCAGATACGATTGTATCGACAGAACAAGGCGGTAAGCACCACTACAGCCTAAGCAGTGATTTCCAGACACCTGTTACTTTGCAGACATATCCGAAGCAGCCGTCTGAGCCACGCCTGCGCCCGACCAGTCAGGGAAAAGTAGTCTTAGGTAACAAGATTGGCAGTATCTCCGTGCGAGGCAAAGTTCATCCTGTGTATGACCAGGTGACTATCGAGGACAAGCGTGGTGTAGACCCAATCAATGAAAACAAGACACCAATGCTGCAGCTAGACACAAGCCCAGCTATTATCCCTGTGTTAGATGGTACAGAAACACCTCCAAAGCTATCAGGCAAAACAGAAGTAGCTAAATACCTTGAGACTAGAGCACAAGACCGTATAGGCGGTGTACGTGAAATTAGTAATCCAGAAGACCGCAGCGCCATTGCCGACGATATGGTTGCCGAAGCTATCTATGAGATGGAGCAGCAGGACGAAGGTAGTGCTATGGATTGGTACGACTCAACCATAGAAAAAATGCTGGCTATGATGGCGCTTAAGTACCCAGAAATAGCAACTGACGTAAACGCCAAAACACCAATGCTTGTGGCACTGTCCATCATGTCGCAGAATATGGATGTACCCACAAATTTAAAAATCGCCGAAAAAGCATACGAGCACTTTAGAGATAATGGTAAGTTTAAAATAACCGGCCAGGGAAAAAGTGCCGCTGTTATGAAGCTGAACTTTGATAAAGCCAATATCCTATTAGGAAAACTTGGCTCAATGGCTGGGCTTGAAGAGTTTTTAAAAACCAAGTTTACCGTCAAGAACCTTAACCCTGTACTGCAAGAATATTTAGGCGATAAAGGGGTTGTCGGGGGAGAAAACGTAGACACAGAAGTCTATGGCTCCGCAGTATTTGGACCAAAAGTTGGTAACGGATTTTACACCAATCTGCGCGGTGACTTTTCCCCTGTCACAATGGATATGTGGTTCATGCGTACTGTTGGACGCCTTCGCGGTAAAGTGTTGGCTTTTGATGAAAATAAGTTTCAAGGTCAGTTGGATAAGCTAAAAGTTGCTTTAGGACGTAAGCGGATTTCGCGTGAAAAGCTAATTGAAGAAGCATTCAAGCTGATTACAAAACACGAAAAAGACTTCAAAGCTAATCGTAAACTTTACGACCTCCCAAAGGGTGACCCTAAAAGGAAAGTAAAGTCAAAAGCAACACTTGCAGCTTACACTATCAAAGGTTCACTACGTGATACTGTTGATGCTCCTTCAAACGGTACGGAAAGAAATGAGCTACGTAAGTTGGTCCAGGAAGCCGTGGAAAAATTCAATGCTCGCACAGGCCTGGATATTCAGCCTGCTGCTTTTCAGGCACTGATATGGTATCCTGAACAGGACCTGTATAAGTCGTTAGGCGTACCGCTTAAAAATGTCCGTAAAGACTTTGCATCAAGTTTAAAAGAATTACTAATTAAGGAAGGTTTCGATGAAGCAGCCCTCAACTCCACAATTGACAGAGTACAGCAGAGCCGAGAACAAAGAGCAGGAAGCGTTCGACAAAGCCCAGCTGAAAATGACACCAGAAGCCCAGGACGACGCCCTGCAGAAGCTGGTGGACCTGTTCAACGCCAAGAAGACCCAGTAAACCCCGCAATAAAACCAGGCACTGGCATCTTGTCCGGTGCTGTCTCTGCTTACTTCAAGCAACCCACCCCCGCTCAAATCAAAGAGCAGGTAGAGCCCGCAGAACAAATTACTAAGTTTGTTTTGGGTAAGCCTGGTTCTGAGTTTGAGAAGGGCATATCTACTTATGATGATTTAGTTGACCTAGCGAACATGCTGGATGTCTCGGTACAAATTGTGTCGGCATCTAAGATGCAAGACAAGGGCTCTATGGGACAAATGCAGGCCATGCTTGAGGGCACTGCAGGAGAAATCAAAATACAGTCAGTTAAAAAGCTTGGGCCTCTAGAGTTTATGAAAACTTTGGCCCATGAGGTCTCTCACGCATTAGAAGGGCTAAGTTTAGATGGGATGCGTAGCGAAAGCGTCTATAAATATAATGCCCACCCACAGGCGCGAGGTTCTCAAGATGTAATGCGCCAAAGCTCTTTAAGGTCTCGCCTTAATGAGGTAATTGAACTTGCGTTTGCAGATGCAGAGCAAGGAATGTTTTTCCAAAAGAAGCATGACTCAACACCATCAGCTGAGGTCAGTAAGAAAATAGTAGCTGAGATTGATGAGCTTCAAAAGGGAACTATGGTCGGATTTGCTGACAAGCCGGAGTTAGGCCAGCAGCCTATGAGAGATACTTTTGACGGCTTCACTCGAGGTATTTTGGAATACAATGTGCCATTGACTGCTGACGCGACAGAAATTGAGACAGCAGCCAGAGAATCTGAAATAGCGGAACTTGGTTCACGCGGAAATGTCGCTGAGCAGATTGCTAAAGAGTTTGTCGACTACCAAACCTACATCAAAGAAACTGCAGAGTTCGGTGTAGACCCTTTGCATTTTTACTTGATGGACCCTAAAGGCATGAAGAAGATGATGCCTGAAACCTTTAAGTTCATGCGCGATATATTCAACAAAAGCTCAATGCCAATTGAGATGCATGCCAATCCTATGATGACAGTAATCGCACTGTTGCTCGCAGGCTTCGGCAAAGCATTGTCTGGTGAAGAAGAGGAAGAGAGCCCCCAGGGCGCCCTAGCACCTCAGCCAGGAATGCTTACAACCTAAGGAAAAAACCAATGAAAGTGAGAGCAAGTGATTTGGTGGATGCAATTCGCCAGGTAGAGTTTATTAAGTCGTCAACCGTTTTAAGTCCGGAGCAAAAACAAGTGTTCTATCGAGAGTTGGAAAACAACTTGCCGTTAGTCATTTTCTGTAGCTCATTCCCAAAAATGCGCCAGGTTGCCCAAGACATTTTGAAAGTGGAGATAAAAGATGACAGACCTAAGCCCACCGAAGCCAAGAGCCCCGCGCAAAAAAGCACCCCCAAAAGCAAAGACCCATCCAAAAAAAGCAACGCCAAAAGAGAATAACTACTTTACCAATCTGATGAAAACGCCTGAAGGACGGGCGCTACGCAAAGAATGGTCTACGAAGAAGCGTAAGAACGGAGGCCGTCCACAGGGCGTTCCGGATGGGCACACGGTGGAATCAATTAAGCCAGTACGTGAGAAGGCTAAAAGAGACGCAGAGAAGGTAGTTAAGATTATGAGCGAAAAGTACAACATTGAAGATGAGTATCAGAAAGAAGCCCTTAAGACGGCCGTTGAGGTAATGCGAATCGACGGGCAAACGCGAGAGAGACTTGCCGCTGCCAGGCTGGTCCTGGACTTTACCAAAAGTAAGCCAGCGTCAAAATCAGATGTGTCTATCAGCCACGCTGAAGATTTCCTGGCATCACTGTTGACGGACGAAGGAGAGAGCGTCGATGAACAAACAGCTGAAGCAGGTCCGCAGGAAACTACTTAACAGCTACAACTTCTACTCCAAGTCGGCCCTCAAAATAAGAACCAAAGAGGGCAAAATTAATTCCCTGGTACTAAATGCTGCACAACAAATTCTCGACGAGGCCGTCAATAATCAGATGGCCACTGAAGGAAAAGTACGTGTGATTATCTTAAAAGCACGGCAGCAGGGTCTATCTACATATACTGGTGGCTATCTGTATTTCTCAGTCAGCCAGCGCCCAGCTTGTAAAGCTATGGTCATTACACACCATGCTGACTCGACCAGGGCGCTCTTCGATATGACGAAGAGATTCCACGAGCATTGCCCTGACATCCTGAAGCCACATACAAAGTATTCCTCAAGACGGGAGATATCATTTGATGTTTTGGACAGTTCCTTTGTGGTTGCAACAGCTGGTGGAGAAAGTATCGGACGGGGTGAAACACTTACCCACGTCCATGCCTCCGAGCTGGCCTTCTGGCAGAAGTCTACAGCCCTGGATAACTGGAATGGTCTCACCCAGGCAGTCCCTAATACACCAGGCACAGCTATTTTTGTCGAAAGCACGGCGAACGGTGTCAATGGTATTTTCTATGACCTGTGGCGCGGTGCTGTCAATGGTACTAATGGTTACGTTCCTGTATTTATTCCTTGGTTTACTGGTGTTGAGTACCGTGAAGCTGTTTCAGAGTCGTTTGAAAGAACACCGGACGAAGAGGACCTGGCAGAAAAATATGAACTTGACGATGAACAACTTATGTTCCGTCGTAAGAAGATTGCCCAGAATGGTCTTGACCTATTTCGCCAGGAATACCCAAGTGAGCCCGACGAAGCCTTCCTGACAACAGGCCGCCCAGTCTTCAACCCCGAGCAACTATCAGACACCTTGAAAAATACTCGTGACCTTGAAAGCCGCCTGGCACTCGAGGGCGAAGAGTTTACAAATAATGCTCGTGGCGAATTGTTTACCTGGCGACCACATGTGCCTGGTGAGCAGTATGTTATCGGGGCCGATGTTGCTATGGGTGTCCGTGGCGGCGACTACAGTGTTGCCCAGGTACTCGATGGTAAGAAGCGGCAAGTGGCAACCTGGAGAGGCCATGCCCATCCAGATTACTTTGCCCAGGTGCTTTATGCACTAGGTACTTATTACAACGACGCATTTATCTGTGTTGAAAATAACTCTCATGGCATTTTGACATGTACTCGCCTGGGTAAGGATATGGCATATCCAAACTTCTACACCGAGGTACAGCATGACAAGGTCACTGACCGAGAAACTGTCAAGCTTGGATTCTCCACAACTTCAAAGACAAAGCCTTTAATTATTGACCAGCTACGAGCGGCGATGCGTGAAACCGAAATAGAGCTTAACGACAAAGTGACTATCCGCGAAATGATGACTTATATCGTCACAGAATCCGGAGCAATGCAAGCAGAGTCAGGCTGTTTTGACGACTGCGTAATGTCCCTAGCTTTGGCGAATTATGTTCACGAAGCGGCTTGGGAACCAATTGAAAGCTCCGATGACTATTACATAGAGATGTTATGACATGGCAAAAAAGGAATATAAAAAACTAAGTGACAACAATATCGTCACGCTAGTTGACCAGCAAGTTGGCAACTCAATTGGCTATGCAGATTCAGAGCTAAGCACAGAACGCGCTAAGATTATTGACTACTACAACGGCGTACTTCCAAAGCCTGCTCACGATGGCAACTCTAAGTATGTATCTCTTGATGTTTACGATGCAGTCGAGAGCCTTAAAGCAGCTCTACTTGAAACTTTTTCCAGCGGTACACGCACAGTTAAGTTTGCCCCGCAAAACGAAGACGATGTTGAGCTGGCAAAGATGTGTACAGAGTACACAGATTATGTGGTACACCGCCAAAATGATATGTTCAGTGTTATGAGCACTTGTATCCATGATTCTTTGATAGCCCGCGCTGGTGTGGTGAAAGTGTTTTGGGAGACTAGCTCAGAGACTGATTATGAAGAATTTGAAGACATCACTGAGTTTGAGCTTGACATGCTTCTGGCCCAGGACAACGTCGAGCTTGTCGACAGTGAAATCGATGCTATTGGCCTTACATCCGGAACTATCGGCATCGAGCGCGACACCTCTCAAGTTATTGTCGAGAATGTGGCGCCCGAAGAGTTCTTAATTGAAAGCCAGGCCAAAAGCCTAGAGACGGTTACTTTCTGTGCCCACC